CCGGTCGCCTGCAGGGTCGTCAGGGAAATGCGCGTGACGAAGGTCCAACCGCCGAGGCCCGCCGCGTTCCCGCGCCAACAGGCCCAGCCTGCGGAACGCTGGTCGGCAACCGAGTCCGCCACGGCCGCCGAGGTCAGACGCCAGCGGCGCATCGAGGCTGCAAGGTTCGTGGCGGCCAGCGTCGGGTGCGACACGGTGCCGACCGAGGTGATCGGCAGGCCCTCGCTTGTGATCGTCGTGCCGGTCGATGGCGCCCAGTTGGCGATCCGGTTCACCCCGAAATGCGGCTGCAGAGGGAAGTCCCGCCCCGAAGGGCGCATGACGTCGATCCACGGCGCCCCGGCGCGGCTGCGCGCATAGACGGCGGCTTTCCCTGCCGGCGGCGGGGTCGGCGCGGCGCTGAGGCCCGGCAGGACCGTCGGCTGCGGCAGTTCCACCTGGCCGCTCGCCCGGTCGATCCTGATCGCGTCGAAGAAGGCCGACCCATCCGGGCTGACCTTGAAGCTGAAGTCATCGTTACCCAGGAGGCCGATCAGGGCGCGGGCCGAGAAGCCGGTCTTGAAGGCGAAGGCAGCGTCATTCGCCGGGGCGGCCTTGTTGACCGTCGCCTCGATCCCGGAGCCTGCGTTGTTCAGGAGCACAGCGGGCGTGTTGATGGACAGACGGTTGAAGCTGTCGGCTGTCGCCCCTCCGAGGCCGAGGAGCTGCGCGGTCAGGTTCGCCTGGGGCATGCCGACCTGTGTGACGGCATTTGCGAAGGTGACGGTTGGCGTGTTGATCACCGTCGTCCCGCCAGCACCTGCCGTGGCCGAGCCGATGTTGACGACGGTGGTCGATCCGGATGCGCCGCCGGTGCCAAGGTTCACGGTCTTGGTGACGCCGGTGGTCGTGGCCCCTGTCCCCATGCCGTAGGTTGCAGTGCCGGTGGACGTGCCGATGGACGCGGTGGCCCCGGATGTCGTCACCGTTCCCGACGCCGTCAGCGTTCCGGAGAAGGTCTTGTTGCCGGTGAAGGTCTGCGTGCCCGCCAGGATCGCCAGTTCCGACGAGCTGTTTGGCAGCGTGAAGCTGCGCGTGGTGCCCGTGCTGATCCCCGCCAGCGAGAAGGTGGCCTTCTTCGTCGGATCGGCATCGTTAACCAGACTGAAGACCGCGTCCGAGACGTCGCGGGGTTCGCCCACCACCGTCCAGGCGCTGCCGGTCCAGACGAGGAACAGCCCCTCGGCCGCGACCCAGACCAACCAGCCGGGGCGCGGCACGAGCCGGATCCACGCACCGTCGATCCAGAAGGCCACGTTCAGATCCCACCCGGCCCAGAGGCCGGTGGCGCCGGAGGCCACCAGATGGCGGTCGCCGTCGGCCGGGCTGGCTGGGGGCGCGCTGCGCGTGCGGTCGAGGACCGAGAGCTGCACCATGGCATCGAGAAGCCGCAGGGCCTCGTTGTGGGTGACGTGCTTCTGCGCTTGGGCCGCCAGAAGATAGGGCAAGCCCAGATGGGTCGTGGTGTCAGACATGAGAAATCCCGTCAGAACTGGAGGGTCAGGCTCGCGGGCGTGCCGCGGCCGAGGCGGTTCGAAAGCTGGTAGATGCGGATCGCCAGCGTCTGGCCGGGACCGAGCGGCGCACCCCAATCGGCACTCTGCTGGGCGGCAGTGTAGAGGACGGACGTCGTGCTGCTGGTCAGCGTGCGCTTGACCGCAGCGCCGTCGAGGATCTGGACGTCATAACCCTCGACATCTTCAGCCAGCGGCACTTCGACCTGTTCCCAGGCATCGGCGACCAGCGCGCGGGACCGGCGCGTCCAGCGGATGGTGAGATCGCCGGGGCTGCGTGCCATCCGCCAGGGCTGTTCGACATGGACCGGGGCGAAGGGGACGAGGCTTCTGCCGGTCGGGGTGAAGCCCCGCGCGGCGTAACTGTCATCGCTAACTGAACGCGCGGCCGGGCCCACACGCCAGTTCCATGGCAAGCCGAGATCGGCCTCGGCGATGGGCAGCGCCGAAAGCGCGGCGTCCAGGACCACAACCCGCGCCCCGGCCTGGGCGGGATTGCCCATCGCGTGTTCCGTCCCGCGCTGGCCGCGCAGGAGGCGGGTCAGCCGGTAGCGGCCAGGCGCGATCAGTTCGGCCGCACCAGCCTGGACGATCTCCCAGGCCCCGGCCGTCGCCTCGACCGCCAGTGCGTTCGCCCCACCGAACAGTGCGACGTCCGTCACGCTTTCCAGGGTTCCGGACAGGAGATCGACCACCAGCGTATTGCCCAGATCGAAGCGCGAGGTGGGACCGGGAAAGAAGTCGAAGGCCAGCGTCCCGATCCGGGCCCCACTGCCGAATGTGGTCAGGAGGTTGAACCGATCCGTCGAGGCGCTGCGAAACACTGCGATCTCGCCCGGCCAGGGGCTAGCATGGGCGGCGATCAGGGGGCGATGCGCGGGCTGGTCCTCGCTGATCTGCGGCAGGTCCAGCATCACCACCTCCGGCGTCCCAAAGACGACGGGGCTGGCGAGCGAGGCTGGCCGCGGATCGCCGGGCGGCAGGTCATAAGCGGCGCGGTCCTGGCGCACCGCCTCGATCCCGCGCGCTTCGGCATCGGCGACGGAGACGAGGCGGAACTCGACCTCGCGACCATCATGCGCGAGCCGGATCACGTCGGCGGGATCGAGGGCCAGCCGCGAGGGCGGCAGGCGGAAGGTCGCACTCTCGCGACCGATCCAGGCTTCCAACAGCGCGCGGCGGCAGCGACGTTCGGCCTCCTCGGGCGGGATCGCCATCGGGAAGGATTCGGAGGCGATGCGCGCCGTATCGACAGTGATGCGGCGGGCCTCGACGAGCGCCGCGTCATAGTCCTCATCCGCCCGCGCGACTTGCCACTTCAGCGCCTGGGGCAGTTCGGTCTCCTGGCCCCGGGTCAGTTCGAACGCCTCGCCTTCCCGGCTGGCCGCCAGATCATCGATGGCCAGCGTGGCGACCGAGCCGCGGCCGCGCATGACGAAGCGGATCACGCCTTCGGTCTCTATGGCATCAAAGCCGAAGTGGCGGGCCAGCGTGGAAATCGATGACCGAGGGCTTTCCAGCGCGCCGATCACATAGCCCTCGACCGCGCCCCAGAGGCCGGAAACGTCGATCAGGCTTTCCGCCAGCCCAGCGCGCAAACAGAGGTGGCGCACGAGGGCTGCCAGTGACACCGCGCCCAGCCGTCCGGTTAGCCAGTGCCCGAGCCGCCAGTTCGGGCCATCGGTCCAGATACCTGTCAGTTCCGGAAAGAACGGATAGGGCCGCGCGTCCCAGGTCCAGGCCGCGCATTCCGGAACATGCACCATCCGGCCACCGTAGATCACGGAGGTCGGGTTGTTCGCCCCTTGGCCCCACCAGAGATAGCTGGCTTCCAGATAGGCGCGCTGGATCGCATCGTCCCGCCAGCCGCGCGAGAAGTAGGGCGTGAAGCTCTCGGACGACTTCGGGTCGAAGAAAACGTTCGGCTGGTTGGTGCCCCGGTCGATGGCGGGACAGCCAAGCTCGGTGAACCAGATCGGCTTCGACTGCGGCACCCATGCGGTGGGCGTACCGCTCTCCACCCCACCGGGCCGGTTGAAATGCGGGTTTGACCACCAGGCGCGCAGATCCTTGTAGCGGAAGACCCAGGGCTTGCCTGCGGCACCGTCCGTGATCGGCGTGCGGATCTGCGCCGAGCGGTCGGCGACGCTGGCGTAGAACCAGTCGAAGCCCTCGCCACCGGCGATATTGGCCTGCAGGTAACCGCGGTCATGGATGGCGGGCCAGCCTTCAAGGGCATCGGCATGATCGAAGCCATCGCGCCAGTCGGAGAGCGGCATGTAGTTGTCGATGCCGATGAAATCGATGTTGGCGTCCGACCAGAGCGGGTCGAGGTGGAAGAACACATCCCCGGTCCCGTCGCCCGGCTGGTGGCCGAAATACTCCGACCAGTCCGAGGCATAACCTACCTTGGTGCCCGGCCCGAGGATTGCCTTCACATCCGCCGCCAGCGCCTTGAAGGCGGTGACGGCCGGATAGGAACTGGCGCTGGACCGGATGGTGGTCACGCCCCGCATCTCGGTCCCGATCAGGAAGGCATCGACGCCGCCCGCGACGGCACAGAGATGGGCGTAGTGCAGGATCATCCGGCGGAGGGCCCAGTCACCTGCGGGACCCGTCCAGCTGACATTGTCGCCCGACACGGCAAACTGCGCGGGAGTGGCGGCACCGAAGAAGGCTGCGACTTGCGTCGCGGCGGCGGCGGTCTTGTCCGCCGTCCCGGCATAGCCTGCGGCTGGGGAACAGGTGATCCGCCCGCGCCAAGGGAAGCTGGGCTGACCCGGCGTCGCGGCATTCGCGCTGTAGGGGTTCGGCAGCGTGTTGCCGGGCGGGACGTCCATCAGGAGGAAGGGATAGAGGGTGACGCGCAGCCCGCGCGCCTTCATCTCTCGGATCGCCTGCACAACCGCAAAGTCGGCAGGCGTTCCGCCATAGACCGGCCGATCTTCGACGTCGCGGCTGACCAGATGGGCATTCGACCGCGCCACGCCGTTGACCGTCCAGACCTTCGGGCTGGTGACCTTGGTCGCCACCTCCACGCCGGGCTTGATGGTGCAGTTGCCCGCGCGCAGATCGTTGCCGAACCAGGCGACGACGAGGCTGATGCTCTCGACGGCCGGAGCCATGGCCTGCAGCCGGTCCAGTGCCACGACGATGTCGGTCTCGTCGGGTACCGCGTTCAGGTTCTCGGCCGAGGTTGTGCCGCCGGTGGTCTGGCCGAACACCGTCGTGGAGGCGCCGACCGTCTTGCGCACAGCCTCGGTCGCATAGGTGAATTCACCCGATGCCGGGATCATTGTCACCGCTTTCACCAGCCCCTCGGCGGTATCGGGATCCGCGAGCGGCCGGAACACCTCGAAGCTGAGCTGCGGCAGGCGATTGCTGTAGGTCGCAAGCGCCAGTTCCTCGAAGACGACATAGGCGGTGCCACGGTAGGCTGGCGTGTTGGCCGCGCCCATCTTCGCCGCGATGAATGGGTCGGCTGTCTGGGTCTCGTTGCCGGGATACCAGCGCCATGTGACGCCGGTCATGTCGAGCGGCTTGCCGTCGGTCCAGATGCGGCCGATACCAGTGATCGGGCCTTCGCAAAGGGCGACCGCGAAGGACGCATAGTAGAGGTATTCGGTCGTCTGGACCCTTCCGCCGCCACCACCCTTGCCGCCGCCCTGCGTGGTGGTCTTCGTCTCCTCGCGGAAATCAGTCGCCCAGATGATGTTGCCGCCGATGCGCATGCGGCCGTAGAGGCGCGGGATGATCGCCCCTTCGGTGGCGGACGTGATCCGCAGGCTGTCGAGGCGCTGGCCCTCGATCTTCTGCGCGGGGGCCAGCGAGGACACGATCCAGCTGTCGACGACCGAGCCGATGGTGGAGCCGATGAAGCCACCGATGGCGGCCCCGGAAAAGCCGAGGATTGCGCCGCCAAAGGCCCCGCCGATGGCGGAACCGACAGCGCCGAGGACAAGCGTGGCCATGTGGAAATCTCAGCGTGCAGGAAACAGGAAGGCGAAGGCGATGCGCCGCCGCCATGTCGGTGTCAGCGGTTCCTCGATCACGCCCAGCCGCTCGTAGGCGTGGAGGAAGGTGTCGGGACCGGTGAGAATGCCGACATGCTTGGCGATGGCGCGCGGCATCATGCGGAACAGGACCAGCCCACCGGGTGGGGCGTCGGCCGGTGCGATCTCCGGCATCATGCTGCGCGCGCCCTCCGCTAGCACTTCCCTCGGTCCGGTCTCGCCCCAATCCCGGCTGTAGGGCGGGATCGGGAACGGCTCCGGCCCGACGACGTCGCGCCAGACGCCCCGTGCCAGGCCGAGACAGTCGCAGCCGACCCCGCGCAGGCTGGCCTGGTTGTGGTAGGGCGTGCCGAGCCATGACCGCGCGGCGGCGATGACGCGGGTCGGATCGGCGACCCTCACAGCACCGCCCCCTCATGGCTGCCGTCCTTCGTGGCATAGCGCAGAACGGCATCTTGCCCGGGGATGTGCGGGAAGCCCCGGAAGTTGGCGACATTGGCGAACTTCGTCCCGCAGGTGGCGATCCGCTTGTCGCAGCCCGCCCGGACCACGAAGGCGTCCGTCACCGTTATCGGGCGCACCGGCGCTTCCAGCAGGGTCAGGATCGCCAGCCCGTCTACGAGGTCATGCGACAGCACCTCGACGCGCCTCCCGGCATTGGCGCCGGTCGACCATTCGACAAGGCCAAACGCGAACCAGCCTGCCGCAAATGTGCCGAGGCCGGAGGCCGTGAAGGCGCGGTCGCGCAGCAAATCGATCACCGCGCCAGTCCCCTTGAAGGTCGGGGCCTCGAGGTTCACGCCGCAGCGCGCATCTCCCAGCGCGGCGTCGCAGCTGGCCTGGAACGTCCGCCCGACCGTCTGGCCGAGGATGTGGGCGAGGCTGCGCGCCTCCGCCACGAAGGCCAGCCGCCCGCGCCGGATCTGGCCGATGGCTCCGCGCCGCAGAAGCACGCGTTGCGAAGGGGCCGACCAGTTCACCCGCCAGACCTCGACCGCCGCATTGTCCCAGCGGCCGTCGAGGATGTCCGTCTCGGTGATCCGGTCCGACGACAGCACCCCTTGGGCATCCTGCGCGTCGACCGACAGGTCTGAGCCGGATCGCACCTCTGACGCCGTCAGCCCACTTTCCGGTTCGAACTCGGTCCCGTCGAACGACAGCGTCCGGTCGTGATCGGTGAACCCGAAGGTCACGCCGTCGGCCCGCGTGAAGCGCCAGCACCACGCCAGCGTCGTCGCGCCTTCGTCGAGATGGGCCTGCAACGCCGGGTTCAGGGCTTTCATGTGCGGATCTCCAAGAGGGGGATCGAGGTGATCGACCCGAGACTTTCGAGATCGAGAGTGACGTCTAGGACATCGGTGTCGAAACGGACGGGGACGTCGAATTCGAAGCCCGCGGTAATGGCCACGCCCGCGGCCGGGGCGGTGGTGAAGGTGATGAGGCCGGAGGTCGTGGAAACCGACCATCCGGAAGCCTGGGGCGTGCCGTTAAGGGCGATGGTCACGGTTCCGGCGACGGGCTTGGTGATGGCCCGCGTCCAGGACTGCGCGCCGGAGGTATAGCGCTTGGTGAGCTGAAACTGGGTTGTGCTGCCGTTGCCGGTGCCGATGGGCTGGTTGGTCGGGCCGGGCGTCTGCGACGGCAAGCAGGATTTGAAGTCGGCCCAGTCCTTGAAGCGGAAGCCATGCAGGCGGCCGTTGCGGGCCTCGAAGAAGGCGACAACCGCCGCCAGATCGTCGGCGCGGCGGATGCCATAGGCGACGTCATAGCGGCGGCGGCTGTTGGACCAGCTTGCGTTGCGCTCCTCGGCCCCGCTCGCCAGTTCGACGATCTGCGTGCGCCGCTCCGGGCCGCCGCGCGCTCCCCGGCTGATCGCATCGGGGAAACGAACTTCGTGAAACGCCATCACATCCCCCTTCGGCCCAGCGAGACAGCGCGGGCGATGTCGCTTGCGACCTGCGTCCGGGACTGGCGGAAACTCTCGGCGTCGCGGGCGTTGATCGTGACGTTGACGGTCGGGGCGCTGGCTTGGCCGTACCCTGCCGCCTCTCGGCGCGAGAGAACCCGCTCCCCGCGTTGCAGAATCGCGGGGACCTCGTCGGGGCGAAGCCCGGCCCAGCCGCCGCTGTGCATGCGCGGGGCACCCGCGAAGGCCAGCGCCGGGACCATCCGACCGGGACCAGGGGCGCCAACCATCCCGCCCGCGTGCAGGATGTTCGCGAAGATGCCACCCGCCCCGCCCAGCGCGCCGGAAAGGGCATTGGCGATGGGGCCGAGGATGAAGCGGCGGGCCGCCAGCTTCGCCAGATCGGCGATCATTGATGTGACGAGATCGCGGAAGTCGAGCTTGCCAGTTTTCACGAAGTCACCGATGGCGTTCTCCGCGCTCTGGAAGGCCCCGACCAGCGCGCTGCCGATATCCCCGCCGATGTCGCGCGCCTTCGCGGCGTAGTCGGCAAGTGCGGCCGTGACGGCCTGCCAGCCGGTGAGGGCGGTGTCCGCGCCTTGGGCTGCAGCCGCCCCCGCGTCGCGTGCGGCACCGCCAGCGCCGTCGGCGGCGGTGGCGGTGCCGTTCAGCCCGGCTGTCAGGGCATCGGCCGCGCCAGCCGCATCCGCCAGCGCGGTTTCGGCCTCAGTGCCGGTGCCGGTCACCGCATCCTTCAGCGCCTGCCAGCTGGCCAGCGGCCGACCGGCGGCATCGGCCAGCATCCCGGCCGCTTCGCGATAGCTGTCTGCCCGAGCGCGTGCATCGTCGGCCATGGCGCCGAGGCCAAGATCGGGCGGCTCGAGGTAGGTCCGCGACAGCGCGACCGAGAAGGCATCCGCCGCCGCGGTCCCCGCAGCGGTCGCGGCTCCCTCGAAGGGATTGCCGATGCGGCCGAGTTCCACAGGATCGAGGATGCCGATCCGCACCCCACCTTCGCCGGTGGCCCATTCGGGCAGCAGCGCGAGGGCCGCGTTCAGGGTTTCGATGAAGCTGTTGATGCGGGTGACGACGCCATTCAGCATCGCTTCGACACCGGAGATCAGCCCGTTCGCGGCCTGGAAGGCGAAATCGCCGATGGCACCGGGAAGGCTGCCCCAAATCGCCACCGCCGCGTCGTAGGCCCCTTGGAAGATCGCCGCCGTCCGGTCGCCGAAGCTGACGACGCCCGCGATGGTGCCATCGAGGGCCGAGAGCCCCGCAGCCTTCAGGCCCTCCCACCCTGCCGCCATTCGCGCGAGGGCCGCGTCCAGCGACAGGCCGATGCGCGACCACACCTCGCGGGCCAGATCGCCCAGCAGGCGAAACGCCTCGCCCACGCTGCCGACCCGGGCTACCAGCTGCGAGAACTGGTAGACCAGCTCGCCCGCGCCGACGATCAGCGCCCCGATGCCGGTCCGGATCAGAGCGCCACGCAGGAACACCAAAGCGGTGGCCAGGCCGCGCACGGAGAGGGCCGCAGCGGCAAGGCCCGTCACCCAGCGCCCAGCCATGACGGCGGCGAATGCCGCGGCATAGGACGCCAGACGCCCGAGGTTGCCGATCAGGGTGTCGATGGCCGAGCGCAGGATACCGCCATCGGACGCGAGGGCCACGAAGGTATTGGCCAGCGCCTCGATGGTCGGTGCCACGGCCACGGCGATGCGGTTCCGGAGGCCGTCGAAGACGAGGGATACGGTGCCCAGCGCCAGTTGCGTGCGGCGCAGGGCTTCGAGGGCATCACTGTCCAGAACCGCCCCGAGATCGGAGGCTTGGTCGCCAAGCCGCGCCATTTCGGCCCCGCCATTGCGCAGGAGGGGGATCAACCGTGTCGCGTCTGAGGCCATCGCCTCTAGATAGAAGGTCATCTCTTGCTGGCTGAGCCCGGCGCGCTCGAGGGTGTCGACATAGAGCTGCAGCGCCTCGGGGCCGGAAAGGCGGGCAAACTGGTCGGCGGTGACGCCCACGCGGGGCGCGACATTCTCGAAGAAATCGGCCATCGGCCCGCCGCCGGTCTGCAGGAAATCCCCGACCCGGTCGTTCACGTCCTTCAGGATATCCGCGAGCTTTTCCTGTTCGATGCCGACCGTCCGCGCCCCGGCCGACCAGCGCTGCAGGGCTTCGGGCGTGGCATTGGCGACCTGCGCGAACTGCCGGATCTGGGCCGCGCTCTCGGCCGTGGAGCGGACGATCAGCCCAAGCGAAGCCGTAGCGGCGGCAGCCGCGGCCCCGAGGGCAAGACCGGCCCGACGGGCGAAAGCGGCCAGACGGGTGTTCGCCAGTTCCATCTCGCGGCTGAGCCGACCGAAGCCGCGCGCCCCGGCCTCGCCCACCCCTTCCAGTTCGGCACGCACGCGGCGTCCGCCCTCCGCCACGAGGCGGACGGAGAACTTCTTCTCAGCCATTCCGGCGTCCTTCCATCTGCTCGTTGAGTTTGCGCACCATCACTGCCTCGACCTCGGGCAGCAGTTCGGCGGCGATCATCGTGTTGACGCCCAGCGCCTGCGCCAGCGCGAGGGCCGCACCCATGTCCCAACCGATGACCGCCCCCGGCGCGATGCGCAGCTGGCCGCCGAGGCGCTGGGTCAGGTCCCAGACCTGCCAGCCCTCGACCGTCTGCGGCCGGTTCAGTCTTTCTGGGCAGTCCGGGCAGGGTCCTGTGCAGGCCGCGCAGTAGCCATCACCCCCGCCGAAGGACCAGTCGGCGAGGGCGCGGAGGCGTTTTTTTCCTGATCCAGCATCAGGCCGCGGGCGACATACTGCGCCTGGAATGCCTCGAAGACCGGCCAGATTTCGAGGAGGGCATCGATCCCGGCCGGGCTGACAGGCACAAGGTTGCCGTCATTGTCGCCGACCCCTTCCCAATCCAGCACCGCACGGCGGGCGACGGCCTTGGCCATGGCCAGCGCCATGTCCTCTTGTCTCGAGGTTTCCGACAAGGCCTCGATGGCGGGATCGGCGCGGGCCGAGACCATCAGCGCGGTGGTGAGGGGCACCACCAGGACGCGCAGGCCGGGCAGCAGGTCCAGCCATTCGGGCCGGTTCGACAGGTTCAGACGGATCATGTTCAGTATCCCGTGACG